TCCGACACATTCTAGATAGTGTCACCTATTGTTCAGACAATTAGGGATAAATTAAAAAATATGTTAATTCATGTTCTGTTAAACTTATTCTATTTATATATTGTTTGAATACATAGGGAGGAGAGCTACTGCTGTGACTAGAATCTAGTTTAGGAATATAGTAACTACCTATAAGTATATATAAACAATGTATATTTTAATTAATTATTAAATAAGTAAAACATTATGAAGAAAACAATTATGAATATTTTAAATAGAGCTTTTGATTTATTTGCATTAACAGCGTTCGTGTTTTTATTATCTACTGCTATAGATGTATTAAACAAGGCAGCCTACGACTTTGCATTAAATGGATTCGCTTGGAATATGACAACTTCTGTTATAATAGTTATTTACACTATGATTGCATATAAAGACTAGCAGCCAAGTAAATAAAAGAGATATATAAACTAACTTATAAGTTATGAAGAAGAAAGACATGTTCACATGGGTAGAGTGCCAAGCAGTTATAGGACTGATAAACGCAAATATTGAAGAAGGTTCATACTTTGGCAACAGAGAGCAGTATTACAATAGGCTTGAAAGAATTAAGCAGAAAATTGATAAACTAACTAACTAAACAACTATGAACTACGATGACGGATCAGTAGCAACTATGAGTCTAGAGGAATCAAACAGAGCTTCTAAGGAATATAAGGAAATGCGTAAGACAATGACACATGCAGAGATTGTAGATAAGAAGATGAAAGAATTAATTAAACTAAACCTATGAAACTAAAAGCAAAAGACTACACATGGTGCTACAATAAAATGAAGTACTGGCAGAAGGAGTTAGGACTTACTTGCTATGATGTAAATATTGTATTAGTAGACGTAGAAGAGTTAGGCGCTAAAGGAACAATGAATTGTAGTCATGAAGATATGAATGCAACGATAGCTATAGCATCTAATCATGATTTCAATAGTAAGAATAATGTTGAAAAGAGTATATTTCATGAATTATGTGAGTTAATGCTTGAAGAGGTAGACGAGCATTTACACTTAGCTGGATACAGTGAAGACAAGAGAGCAAGATTAGCACACGGAGTTATACGAAGACTAGAGAACTTAATGTTTAAATAATGAAAACAACTTACAAGTACGGAACAACAGAACACGTCTTTACAAAGGATAATGGCTATGAAGGATGTTTCAACAGCGGACGCAAGATATCACACAGGCTAGAAGCTAATGGTTGTAAAATTGTACCCTGGATGCAGCCTACTAAAGAAGTAGATGAACTATTTGAGAGGTTAGGATTTGAGAAGGTGGTGACAAAAGATTAATAAGCTAATAACAATCAATTAAAATAATATTATGGTATCTACAATGAACTCTTTTTACATGATTTCACAAGAGATAAATAAACTATGTGAACACAAGACAACTAAGGTTGAATTATTCAATACAATACTTGTATGTATGAAGCATATATCAGAAGATAATAAAGAAGAACTAAAAGCATATTTTGATAATGACTTTGATGATTTATCAAACAGAGATGCATTAATTAAATCGGTTGCAAGAGGAGATAAGACAAAGAATATATATGGATCAATTAACAAATTATAATAACAACTAATAAACTAAACTATGAAAGAAGAAACAATACAAAAAGGCGTAGAAATACTTAAAAGACTTGAATATATAAGAGGCTTAATAGGTCGTCACGAAACCTCTTTAAATAAATGTCCTATATTAAACTTTAACGATTCGTTTACAATAGGATCAGGAGTATCTCAAAGACATATTAACATAGGAGATCAACTTCCTGCATTAAACATTACTGAAGAAGTGATAATGATGTATAAGGATAGGCTAGAAGAAGAAAAGCAGAAGATAGAGAAAGAACTAGCTAACTTAAAGGATTAACTAACTATTTGACTAATAGTATATAAGAATATAATATAAGAGTAATTAAAATATTGTTATGGCTGGAGGAAGACCAAAGATTATGTTGAGTTATTTGCCAGAGAACTGGAAATCTAAAATGATTACATTAGCAGAACAAGGTGCTAGTGATGTAGAGTTACGAGTTACAGCATTAGATGGTATTTGTCATGAGACATGGATACGATTAATCGCAGAGGAATACGAGTTTTCTGAAACCGTAAAAAGATGTGGCGATAAATGTAGAGTATGGTGGGAAGCAAATGGACGTTGTAACTTAAAGGACAAAGACTTTAATCCTACGCTTTGGTACATGAATATGAAGAACAGGTTTGGATGGGCTGATAAGAAAGAGATTAAGCAAGAGGTGTCTAATAAAGAAGGTGAGTCGTTTAAGGTAGAAGACATTAGTGGACTAGATGCTAAAGAGGTGCAGAGTAAGTTACTAGATAAGATCAACTCATAAACTCATAAGTATGTTTCAGTTAATATTAGAATATAGGGATAATAACGGCAAAGTGCTTTCTAATGGAATAGTATTTGATTCATTGGATAAATATAAAGAAGTTTCAGAAAAATTAATGAAACTTGCAATGAAACAAGGCTTTAATAATACTAATTCATCTAATGTATAGTAAAGACTACGAAGAAAACATAAGGGAACGAGCTAAGCTTTATCTTAAGGCAGAGAACGATAAAGAGATGCAGTCTCTAATAATGCAACAGTGTGCTAATGATCCGCTGTTCTTTGTTAATATGTTTGCATGGACTTACAACCCACGGTTAGATAGTTCTACAATACCGTTCATTACATACGACTTTCAGGATGACTTCATACTAGATATTATTAACTGTATAGAAGACGGAATAGACTCATCAACAGAGAAGAGTCGTGATATGGGGTTCTCATGGCAACTAGTAGTAATACATGCCTGGGCATTCTTATTCAAAGGATGGTCTAGCCTTTACGGATCGTATAAGGAGAACTATGTTGATCAACAAGGTAACATGGATTCGTTCTTTGAGCGTGTAAGGTTTGTAATAGAGAAGTTGCCTGATTGGATGAAGCCTGATGATATGGTTATTAAGTTTATGAGTATTAGTTCTAAGAAACTAGAAGCAGATATAGCAGGAGATGCAGGAGCTAACTTTGGTACAGGTGGACGACGTAAGTTCGTAACAATGGATGAGTTTGCATTATGGCAGCATGATGGTATGGCGTTTCGTAAGACTAAGGATGTAACTAACTGTAGGATTATTGGAGGAACACCAGAGGGTAAGTGGAACATCTACGGGAAGATAATGACTAACGATAAAGACTACGTTAATCTAGCAATACAAAAGTATAGACTACATTGGTCTATGCATCCTGAAAAGACACAGGAATGGTATGAACTACAAAAGACTAAGCGTACACCGTTGGATATAGCAAAGGAGTTAGATATTAGTTACGATGACTCAGTAACAGGGTCAGTGTATCCTACGTTTCAACAAGTAGCTCAGTTTGGTAAGTATAAGTTCAGGAAAGATCTTAACCTTTACACCTCTTGGGATTTTGGTAGAGATATGACATGTATTATATGGTGGCAGAAAGACTTTGAGACAGATGCTATATACATAATAGATACATACCAAAGAGAAGACACAGATATAGACTTCTTTGCAGCGTTTATTAACGGTAGAGCAACACAAGGGTTTGAGTACACAGATGAAGAACTACGAATGATAGATGAGCACTCGCACTGGCAGTTTAGGTATGCAGGACATTTTGGTGATCCTTATAATGGAGACAGTAGAAGTGGAGTAACACAGAATACTTTCAAGACCGTATTGCAGAAACATGGAGTACATCTTACACTCAAGACAGGAACAAGTTTACAAGACCGTATACGTAAGACTACACTAGCAATAAGAAGAATGCATATAGATGATTCAAACAGAGAATTTATACAGTGTATTACACAAAGTAGGTATCCACAGGTAAAAGAGAATAGCCAAGGAACAGCAGAAAAGATGAAACCAGTACATGACGTTAATTCTCATTTCAGAACAGCGTTAGAGTATGGTATGGATAATGAGCCACAGTATACACCAAAGAAATCATCAAATGTTTTACAAAGTAGATTAAGTAATCTACGATCTAATAGAGGAATTGACAAACATCGTACAACAAGTAGAATTTAGTCAAGTAATTACAACAATATGCCTTTAAGCGATAAAGACACACTGGTACTTCAGGATATGGAACAATTCAAGATTGAATCTGAAAGTATAGTAAATCAAGAAACACCTGCCTGGATACGAGCAGATGAAATGTACGACCAACAGTTTGATGATGTGTATGAGCGTTCTAACTTATACAATCCTAGTTTGATGTTTGATATAGTTCAACGAGTAGTAGATGACTTAAAACTTGCTGACTATGTTTTACGTATTCCAGGGGCAGATGCAATAGAAAAACAAGTAGTACGTGATTACATCACACAAATAGAACAGCAGTCAGGACTTCATTCACTTATCCGAGACGATGATAAAGGAGCATTAAGTTGGTCTTACTTGGGTAACGTTATACTATGGTGGGGAGCTTCTGATAAAGAGTTAATGAAACAAGGTATACCTATTCATTTCCAGATTGTACGACTAACACAAGCTTACTTTCCAAAATACTCAACTCATTTACGAGACTACAACGGTAACCAAGTAGCTGATAAGTGTTTGTTTATCTTTGAAGACCCAACAGACAAGGTTCTAGCTATGTTCCCTGATTTTGCAGATGAGATTGAACCAGGTAAACTACCATTTACAACAAGTGATAACGATATACAAGACACAGATTTACAAGAAACAACATCAAAGAAGGAAACAGAACGAGGATACTTTTATGATATAGATAATGGTATATTCTATATTGTAGTAGGACGAGACAGAACTATTGTAGAGAAGTATGATGACAATGATCCTAAACTTCCTAACTACCCATTCAAACTAAACGGAAAGAACTATTTACCATGTGAACACTTACGAGCATTCCCTACTATAGGAGACTTCTACTCTAAAGGGTTGTACCATAAGTTTGCTAAGGTTGTTATGAATGATGCACGACGACGTAACCTGGCTCATTTATATGCTGAACAAAACGTACATCCTGACCGGTTCATACGAATGGCAGATGATCGATACTCTCAATTCTTAAATGACCTATCGCTTAACAGGGAGTTGATCAATCAAGGAGAAAACTCTTACGTACAAATAGGAGATACTGAAAGCATTGAAATGGGTGATTTACGAACAGCTCCATTAACAGGAGAGTTTGAACGAATGAAGAACGATGACATTCAAAGTATTACACAAGGAGGAATTTCTATAGGAGATGTAGATCGACCAGCAAGTCAAACAGCAACAGCAACACAAGCAGAAGAACTCTCTAAGACACGACTAGCAGACCATATAGTTAAGATTAACGCAGGATCGTCTATGTTCTTACGAAAGATAATCGTAGACTTTATCTC